ATATTTCATCACTGTCTTCCCACAGTTCTAGTATGTCAGACTTACTTTCTTGTACATCACGTTTAAGATTTACTGTATCTTCTACAGCCATACGACTAGCAAACTGTGCTACATTTTCTTCTAGTGATGATATAGTAGCTGCTTGTTGGGATACCCACCAAACACCACCTGCAAGCTGTACAGCCATTGCCATAACTAGAGCTATGGGAAGTTTCATGTTTTCCATTTGTAACCTATAAAGTTATGCAGCTTTATCTTCGTCTACAATCTTTGCTTCTACAGATTGTGCAAGCATACTAGCAAAAGCTTCACGTCCAACACTGAGTTGGTCTACGTTAAATCTAGCACTAGATAGCTTACGATCTAAGTCTGCTACGTGATTAAACAATACTTTTTGTTCATCAGTTAAATCTTCAAGAAAGTATTCTTTTTTATTTATAGTCATAGGTGTTTTTTTATTTTTTACCATTGCTATTTTCCTTTCATTTACAATAGTTAAATTAGCTTCCAGTAAAAGAATTAGCTGCACTTATAGCTTTATCTATTTCTGTAAAACTTTCACTTCCCCAATCACCTAGTGCTTTCATATGAACTAGGTAACCGTTGCTACGAGCTACACGCTCTTTCTTTTCGTCATGCGTCATATCATGTCCGAAATCAGCAGGTATTGTGTTACCGTCAGAATCTTCTTTGCTACCATCACTTGCATCACTGCCTTTAGCGTGGGTAGCGATAATACTATTAATTACTGACACACTACCAAGCATTGCAGCATGGTCTTGTGCTATTTGATCTGCATCTCTTGCCATTATACTTACCCTTCTAGTTTTGCAATGTTGATATTGCCTGAAATTGATATACGTTCCCCATCATTATTATAAAAAGGAAACACTTGATGAAGCATAGTCGATGGAAACATAACCATGTAACCCTCTGCTTCTTTTTCCATGTTATAGGCAAAAGTTGATACTCTGCCCAACGTATTCGTGTAGCTAAATGCAAAGTTAGATATGTGGTTATCTGCATTTGAGTTAGCACAAATAGGAAGTTTCTTTTGCTCGGCATAGGATGTAGGTATCTGCATCCATATTACAAAACTATACACGCCACTGTGGTCATGCGGTGGATTAAACTCATGTTGCCTTTGGAAGTTTACCCATAGGCTTTCTAAGTTCCAACCCTCACCCTCACGCATAGTTTCACGCCAAGGTGGTCCATAAGCTTCAATGTGGTTTTGTATAAACGAAGGTAGTAACTCATCAACAAACTCTTTGAGCAAAGGTGAGTTACTGTCTAACCTGATAGACTTACTAATGTTACCTGCGAGTTCAGGCTTCATGTCCTCTGGTTGTTCTCTTGCCTCGTTTACAACTTTCCATATGTTGTCCACAACGTCTTCTGGAAGTTGCCCCTCGATAACCCCTACGTTAGGAAAGTTTCTTTGTATTAAGTCCATGCTTATCCTTCTAGGGTTGCTACTCTTGAAGTGAGTGCTTCTATTAGTGCGTTCTGTTCTTGAATAGCTTTGACTAAAATTGGTACTAATTTAGCGTACCTCATTCCGTACTGTTTACCATCGCCACTTACACTTACAGTTAAATTTGTTTTATCTGCAATTTTATAATTAGAAGCTTCTTCTAATGCTTTAACATCTTGTGCTTTAAAACCTAAATCTAACCAATCTTCTTTATGAGTTCCATCAGAAGTTATGGCATCTAAATCATAATCATCTGCTGTCTTATCTCCATATTTAGAACGTTTATCCCACTTAAAGGTGTACGGTTTCATAGCTTTTACAAAGTCTAAACCTAAGTCTAATGCAGTAAAATCTGTCTTATCTCGTTCATCAGAAGCTGCCGTTATATCTACTTGAGCATTAAAAGTGGTAATGTTTTCATCACCCATATATATTTCGTTTGAACCAGTTGTGACATTACCTCCTGGACTTCCAGTAAGACCTGCATCATGACCTATGGCTATATTGTTATGACCAGAAGTTATTGCTCTTGCTGTTAAAAAACCAATCGCAGTGTTATCATATCCAGTACAAGCTGTAAGAGCTTGAACACCAACAGCAGTATTTGTACCACCACTATCCGCTGAACCCAAAGCTAGTCTTCCAACAGCAGTATTATCACTACTATCTAATGTTTCTGCTCCTGCATTAAAACCAATAAGTGTGTTATTAATTCCTGTTGTAATTTTTGTACCTGCAAATGTACCAACAGCAGTATTATAACTAATTGTATCAGTAGAAAAGTTTTGCGCTTTAAGTGCTGAGGTTCCTATTGCAACTGTTTTATCGCCTTGTGTGTCAGCAGATAGAGCTTCATGCCCCATAACAACATTCATTTCTCCTGTGGTAACTGCATCTCCTGCTAAAGAACCTACTATGACATTTTTAGGGCCTGTTGTTAGTGAATTACCCGCATCTTTACCAATAACAGTATTATTTTCACCTGTATAAGATGAACTTCCTAAAGAACCTGCACCAATCGCAGTATTATTATCTCCACAGTTACCTGCATCAAGAGCATATGCACCTACTGCTGTGTTACTAGAACCATCGTCTGTAGCTGACCCTGCAAAAGCACCAACAAAGGTATTTAAATTTCCAGTAGTTACAGCATCTCCTGCACCACTACCCATAAAAGTACAATTAAGTGCTGTTGTTAGTGATAATCCTGCTGTATAACCAACAGCAGTATTGTGACTATCTGTAGCAGTGGTAAAATTTTGACCTGCTAAAGCACCATTGCCAACTGCGACAGTTTTATTGCCTAAAGTATCAGAACCTAAAGCAGCTTGACCTAAAGCAGTATTTTCAGAGCCTGTTGTAACAACATCTCCTGCTAAACCACCAATAAAGGTATTTTGTGTACCTGTAGTAACTGCTTGACCTGCATCATATCCTACCGCTGTATTAAAAGACTCCGTAGTAGTAGAATAATTTTGATTTTGTAATGCTTGATAACCTATTGCAACTGATTTTCTACCTACGTCATCACTAGATAAAGAAGCATATCCCATAGCTACATTACGGTCACCTGTTGTTAAAGCATCTCCTGATAATCCACCTATTAGGGTATTTCTTGTGCCTGTCGTAACTGACGCACCTGCATGATGCCCAACTGCTACATTATATACATCTGTAGCTGTAGTAAAGTTTTGTGTAGCTAATGTGCCATACCCTATTGCTGTACTCCTACTACCTAAAGTATCTGCAGTTAATGCCGATAATCCTAATGCTACATTATAATCGGCATCTGTGAGTGCATCACCTGCTAGTGCACCGATAAGAGTGTTTTGAGTGCCTGTTGTGATATCATTACCTGCATCGTAACCTACAGCAGTATTGTAAGAATTTGTAGCTGTTGTAAAATTTTGTGTTGTCAGTGCACCATTACCTATAGCAACATTTCTAGATCCTAAAGTATCTGAACCTAGAGCAGAAGTACCGATTGCTACGTTACGATCACCTGTTGTTAAAGCATCACCTGCAAGCCCACCGATAAAAACGCTGTTTTTACCAGTAGTAATTGAAGAACCTGCTGAGTAACCTATTGCTACATTATAAACATTATTAGCTGTAGTAAAGTTTTGTGTAGCTAATGCTTCATAACCCATAGCAACACTTCTACTACCTAAAGTATCCGCACTTAATGCTTTGTAGCCTACAGCTACATTTGAATCTGCGTCTGTAAGTGTATCACCTGCTAAACTACCGATTAAAGTATTTTGTACACCTGTTGTGACGTTTAGTCCTGCATCATTACCTATTGCAGTATTATGACTGTCTGTTGAAGTGCTAAAGTTTTGATTAGCTAGTGTTCTATAACCAACAGCAGTTGACTTACTTCCTTTAGTATCTCCTGTAAGTGACTGATAACCGATACCAACATTAAAATCAGCATCAGTTAAAGCGTCACCTGCAATACCACCAATTATTACATTACGAATACCTGTTGTAATTGATAGTCCTGCATCATAACCTACTGCAATATTGTGTGCATCTGCTCCTGCATTTTGAGTTTTTAATGTACGATAACCAATAGCTACGTTGTTTCCATCAGCATCTTCTGTTGATAAAGCTTCAAATCCTATTGCTACATTAGCAGCACCAGTAGTCAAGGCATCACCTGCAGATGAACCTATAGCTATGTTGTGATCACCTGTTGTAAGTGCAGTTAGTGCAGCATTACCTATAGCAATGTTATCTCCACCAGGACTTGAACCATCTAAACTATCTAATGCAGTTAAACCAAATGCTATATTTCTAGAACCAGTGGGAAAGTTACCGTCTAATCTAATAGTAGCATCTGTTCCTTCATCATCAAAAACTGTTAATCCATGAGTAGTAATTGAACCATCAAAAAATCCATCTTTATACATCAAAGATGATGTACCTAAGTCTACAGTATTATCTGTCTTAGGACGTAAAAGTGCTGCCGTAATAACAATATCTTGAGAAGGTCCGAGTACTTCTATCGGAGCACCTTCTGCAGATGTGCCATCATGTGTGTGACCAGAAGAAGAATTAAACGCATTTTCTACTGCGTCAAACTCACCATCTAAGTCAGAAGCATTGATAACATTACCATCAGCAATGTTATTTCCTGTATCGTTTCTAGTGTAACCTGTTCCCATAATTTTTTACCTTCTTGTATTTGTTCCGTAATCTAATGTGATAGCATCTAAAGAAAATGGTGGATCAGTGCTATCAGATGTGAACTGTAAAGATACGACAAAACCTGATCCTATTACTTGTGATTCAAAAAGTGTTTTTAATTTACTTCCATAAGTATCTGTACCAAAAATTGAATTTCCATAAAATGATGCAGCAGAAGTTGCATTACTTAAACTAATTTGTTGTGGTTGTATACTTCCTTCATTATCAAAATCTAATTTTAAATTTGAGTTTAATGCAACACTTCCTTTTGCATCAGTATATACATTCATTTTATAAAATGTTTTTCTAATTCTTGGATCACTAATTGGTAAAAATGGAGTAGAAAAATCAGTTTGAATATTTGATCCATCAAAACTATTACCATCTTCCATTTTATATAAGTAGCCATCATCGTTTGCAAATACTATTGTTTCTGTATTTTGATAAAATCTACTGTCTGCTACGTAGGCTCTAATACCCCTTAAATTTCCCCAAGCCATTTCAGCCCCACCTTGGTCTGAAAATTGTGTTCCAAGTATACCCATTGAAGAACCTTGAGTAATATTAGTATTGTAACCAAGTATCCTATATTGAGATTTTTCTCTTATAACAACACTAGCAAAAGAAGTATTTCTAGTTACAAAATCTGTAACTTCTTTTTGTACTAGTTTAGATACAACTGCTAACCCAAAGTCACCTATTCTTTCTGTTGCACTTAATAACCTCAAACCATCTGGTGCAAGAAACATTATGTCTCCACCAACTTCTTGTATAGTATCTGAGTTAGTACAACCAATATCTAATGTAATAGATTGTAAAACAAAATCTCCGACAGTATTACCATTTAATGAAAATATAGAAGACTCTGTAAATATTATTAATTGTTGTCTAAATACTATTAGACCTGTAATATCAGCACCTACACCGATTGTACCAGAACCATTTGCTACTGTAAAGTCATTATCCGTATATGGTGCAGTAAAAGTAAGTAAATCATTTTTACCAAAAAACAAATGATTTTTAAAGTTTACTACAAAACTTGCACCTGTTATATCTGAAGGTGCATCAATAAGGTTTGTAAATGTGCTTGTTTGAGTAAATGTAGCAGGTACATTTTGACCATCTACAATAGCTATCTTTTCTGTTCCATCAAAGTTGTACCTAGAAAATCTAGTTTTACTAGCACTTTCTCTTGATGTACTTAAAAAAGTTATAGCAGCATTATCTGCAGGTGCGCTTGCTAAAGCAGGTGCTATTGCTAATGTTGCACCACCAGAGCTTACGCTTGCATTAGATGTAACAGTGTATATTTTATCTATACCTGCAACTTTAAATACATCACCTGCTTGAGGTGTACCCGTAAGACCATCTACTACAAGACTTGTACCACTTTGTGATCCACCATTTACTAAAACAGTTCCATAAGAGGGTACATTTAAAAGAGTATAACCTGAACCTGTAGTTTTAAATAAGTCATTATTTTTAGCAACAATAACACTATCTAAAAATACACCACAACCTAAAGCTAGATAATTACTAGTAGTAGAAACAAATTCTAAAGAGTCTCCATTTAATGGTGATGTAAGAAGACTAGAAGTTAAAGTTAAAGTAGCAGTATTATTTGTACCATTAAAACTAACACCACCACTTGCAATAGTATATACTTTACTAAAAGTTAATGCTGTATCATCAGCTAATGTTTGTGCATCAGAAAGTACAATATTATTTTGATCCGATACTGAAGCTACTGTTACTGTCCCTGAAATACCAGTACCTGTAACTGTCATACCTGCAGCAATAGTACCAGAGTTACCATCTAATACAAGTGCAGTAGCATTACTAGTAGCACCATTTACATTTGCTGTAGCATGTATGAGTTTAAATGTATCAGCAGCAACTGGAGTTGTTCTTATATTAGCTATATTAAGGCTTGTACCAGTTTGACTCGCACCAGTTACTACAGGAGAACCATAAGGTGGTATTAAGTTACTGTCGTACTTAGTATAACCTTCTATTCTACGATAACCACCTTCAACAGAAGGTTCAAAGTTTCTAAGAGTTCTTGCAGATCCTGGTAAATTAATACCTTGTTGCAAAGGACTCATATTACTAATAAGCCCACCCCTGAACTCTACAGGATATGTTTGATGAGTTGTAGGCATAAATTAAGAAACTCTAGTATTTGTTTGTACAGTAGTATTAATTACAGTTGATCTAAGATAATCGTATCTATTAATATACAAACTTCTCATTTGTTTTATTTCTTGTTCAAATCTTGATTGCATCATATCTGATTCTGTTGACTCACCTCTAAATAAATATGCAAAATGCATAGCCCCATTTACAAGCACATATCTAAATTGTTCAGGTACAGTTGGAACATCTGTAGCATTTATTAAATCAACAGGTAATCTATAATATTCATAAACTAATTCATAAGCTTTATCTGGTGGATTAACTAAACCAAATTCTGTGCTAGGAGCTTTAAAAACAAAAGTTGGTAACTGTCTTAAATTTGTAGAAGTGTTATATTCTATATCAACATATTTTTCTAAATATTCTTCATATGATAATACAGATAATTTTTTACTTTCATTACCTAATGTATCATTTCTTTTTATTCTAAAACTATTCATGTTTAAAATTTTAGTATCTGCAGGAAATGCATATCTTACAATACCTGGAGTAAGAGTTTCTTCTTCTGTAACATGATTATAAGGCCACTCAAACTCATGTTGATTAACAAAACGAATAGATGCATTAACAGCATCTTTAACCATACTATATGCACCAACTGCATTAAGAAAATTTGAAGAAGTTAATTCAACTTCATTAAGTCTACGGTTTACATCATTAACAAGTCCAAGAAAATTGTATGCCATTTACCGTTCCTTCAATCTTATTTTAATACTTCTTTCTGCTGTACTACCAGTATTATCAGTCATTTGACAAAAAAAAGTATACTCAACATTATTTTGTCCACCACCAATATTTATAGTAGCAACAGTATCTGTATTTGTTTGTGCAACATTTTGTAAACTATCAGTTGTTGCACTACTTGAAGCTGTTGTTAAAGTTTGCCCAGGATTTATTCTTGTTTTAGTATTATATAGTGAAGACTTTACAAACCATATTACTGAAGTAATAATTGCAGTATCAAGAAATCTTGACCAATCTACACTGTAATCTAAAGTTTCATCTGGGTCTTTGCTAGGCCAACGAAAGCTCATTTATTAATCCTCATTTGCGTAAACAACTCTATCTGCTGATGTAGGTTTACGAGCAATATATACTTTTCTTAGTTCTGCTATAACTAAAGCTGTTCTTGCACCATTAGTTGGTCCATTTACTACATTTGTAGATACTGTTCCAATAGAACCTGTAGATGCTACACCAGTTATTACTTTGGTAGGCATTAGGCTGCTCTTTCAGGTAAATTAACTGTTCTTCTTTTATTGTACAAATGTTTTACTGAATTATAATCAAATACTATTGCTGTTACATTTGATCTAGCAAAACCTATATCTCCTGTTGCACTTACTGAAGTTATAGCTTCACTGACATGAGTTTTAATTGTACCTAAAGAAGTTGTACCCTGTACACTACCTAATTTTTCACCAGTTTTAGCTTCTATACTACCTAGCTCTAATGTACCACTAACACCAGTAAGTGAAGTAGAAAAACTTACAACTGGTTGTACTGTACCTATAGCACCTGTTGCAGATACACTAGCTAGTCTTTCACTAATGTCTATTTCAAAACCACCTGCTGAAACAGACTCTACTGCACCAGTACCTGATACACCTGTTAGTGTTTTTGATACACCAACACCAACAGTAGCTATACTACCTGTTGAAGCTGCTCCACCAAGTCTATGTGTATTGCTAAATTCTAATGATGCATTTATTGCACCTGTAGCGGATACACCTGTTATATTTGGTGCTATGTTTGGAGATATTGTTCCGATTGCGCCTGTAGCACTTACACTACCAAGTCTTTCGGATATATCAATTTCAAAACCACCAGCAGAAACTGATTCTATAGCACCTGTACCTGCAACTCCAGTAAGAGTTCTTGATATATTTACTGCACCAAAATTAGATGCACCATATACACCAACACCGTATTTAGCTGAAGCTGCTACGACTGCCATAACTTACCTCTTAGGCAATACGTATTACTGCAGTACTTGCACCTGCTGCTGGAAATTCTATAGTTAAATCACCTGCTGTAGCACTAACTGTACCACCAAAGTCAATTACACAAATTGCTTTGTTTGATGCAGAAGAGTTGTAAATAATACAACCATCTGCTGAAGTTGTTACGTTTGAAAACACTTCATCTGCAAAGTCTACTATTGCAGTTGTACCGTCTGTAGAAATGGCGGCACTGTCTAAGTTTTGCCCACCTGCAGAATAATTAGTACCACTAGCTTCGTCAGAGTTACCTGTAACATTTGAATAGTTAGTAGTAGCTGCATTATATGTTCCTGATGGTGAAGCTTTAATAAGTGCAAGTTTAATTGTATGAGTATCTAAATCATGGGTTCCACCCAAAAGCTCACTTTTAAAACTTGTACACATCGCTGTTGTTATACCCATTTTAAATCCTCTTAAAAATCTACGCAGTATTCCATTTTAGTTACTTCTAATACTGCATCTTTATCTTGCCAAGTTGGAACATAAACACATTCTATTTGCTTATACCCATTTTCTTTAGCGTAGTTAAACCTATTATTTCCTATAGCACAACGATACTTAAAA